CGAAGAAACACTTGCCTATTTAATTAAATATGCGCCCAAACTCAAAATTGTTCAAAGATTCAAAGCATGGCTCAAAAATGCACTTCGCAATATGAGTAAAATGTTCCCTGCTTCACAAAAGCTAGGATTTATCCAATGGGCAAATAATCTAAGCGATCAAGATTTGCTTTATATTGCTGAAGCGACATTGCGTAAAGCACCAGAAATGTTATCTAAACAAACTCAATATCAATCTGAATCAGATGCAATATTGGCTGCTAAAGCTGAAAATCGTTCATTAATTGTTGGTAATTTAAAACGATTAAAAGATGAAAATCCAGATGCTCATAAAGCAGTTATGGATTATCTTGATAGACTTCCAGAAGATGAATTGAAACGTGTTAGTGATAATCTTGAGGAATTTAAAGGAACTCCTTGGGCAATGGTGGCTGTCAAGTCTATGGTAATTAGACAGATTTATCATTTATCTGAAAATTATGAATCTAACAAAGATACTATTGATAAATTAACATCGGGAACATTGTGGAGAAAAGATGATATTTCTCGATATGCTACGTTAAAGGTTTTCTTAGGTAAAGACAGAGAAAAGAAAATCCAATTGCTAGGAAAAGCCTATGATTTTGTTGGAGATAATAGAAAAGCTGAAAATGATGTAGCAGGCTCATTTATAAATTGTGATCCAAGTAAAGCCTGCGCTGAACATTGTTATGCTGCCTTAGCAAATGGTAGACCTTCCGAGCTATTAAAAGCAGAATATACTGAGTACATGGCATCTAAATATCCAGAAATATTAGCAAATAGAATATATGACCAATACTCATTAACAGCAGCTTTTAATGAAAAGTTAACATTAAGATTGAATGATAAAGGTGAATTATCACCATCTCAATTAAAAGTGATTGAATTGCTTAATGAAAAAGGGGTGAATTTACAAGTATTTTCAAAAAGACCAGAACTTTTAAAACAAGTTAATGATCGCAACTTAAAAATGCTATCTATTGATACCACTAATTTTGATTTAGCTTTAAATAACCCAGAGTTCAAATTAGCAATTACACTAACGGACGATTTTACTCCAGAGATGATTGCTCAAGTTGATGATAGAGTTTCTGTTTATCTACCTGTTAATTTAAAAGGTAAAGAATGGAGTAGAGAAAAACTTCGTGAAATGTATCCCGAAAAATATAAGGATATGTCAAAACGTATTTGCCCAGTAGATAGTGAAAATGTAACCACTAAAACAGGGACAAGTTTTGTACAGGTATTAAATAAAGAAGCAAAAGGACTTTGGACGTGTACTACTTGTGATAAATTAGGAACAGTTGGTTGCTTTAAAGGTTTTAATACTGAAAAAACTGCTAAATATGTTTCAGCAAGTAGCATAGGAAACTTATCTAAAGAAAAAGCATTGGCTAAAAAACAGGATGACATTTCATCAATGTTATCAGAATTTAAACAAATGGAAGGAATTGACAATGACACTTACAGAAAAATCGTTGAATTATTATCTAAACGACCTAGCGAACTTTCAGAATCAAATGAGCAAAGCGGAGATAGAGCAACAGAAAACCAAAATATTAAACAAAATGGTGGAAACATCCAAGAAGGAACAGGAGTTGGAGAAACTACTGGGGCAACCCGTACTAGTGTAAAGTTTAGTAAAAAAGCCAAAGAAGGCGAGATTGTCAATCGCTCTACAGGCTATACGGCTTATGAAAATGCCAAGCCTATTCCAGAAGAAGTTGATAATAAAGATAATTACCCAGACGATGTTTCTCTTGAAGAAGAAAAGGATTGGGTAACTCAACAGCTTCGTCGATTTGATAGTTTCCGCAGACTCAATGATAAATCTAATGAGCTTATCAATAAGTATTTAACTACAATGGGGAAATTACCCGAACTTGGTAAATACTTAGGTATGCGTTACAAAACATTAGGTAAGATTGATAATGTTGATGATATTGTCCGCAATGTATTTGAAACTTTGCAAAATGCCACTAAGGAGGATTCTAAAGAAATCTATACTTATTTGACTGATAATAAAGCTACCACTGATTTTATTATGGATCGTCAAATGGCACAGGTGGCTAAAGATTTAAAAGAAGCCATCCAAATCATCGGTAAGAAATTAGTTGAGTTCAATATTATTCCAATAGAATCATATCAAATGTATGAAGGTCGTTATTTACCTCGCGTATATTTGGAACATATTATTCAAAGTAGCGATAGATATCAATCACTTGGAAGCGGTAAAACCTTATCGTCAATGGGTTACGCTAAAAAACGTGATAATAATTTACCCGAAGAAGTGCGTCGATTATTAAAAGGAGAAGTTAAAAATCCTGCTTATTTAGCATCTCGCACAATCAGTATTCCACTACGCGATATTGCTATGATGGAATTCTTTAACCAAATTTCAGATAATGAAAAATGGGTTTGGAAACAATCACTTATCAATATTGAGTTAGATGCTACTACTAATCGTCCAACCGCTATATTTGATGACGATGGGGTCATTAACTATAAGGCAACTAATAGTGCGTTAGAAGGTGCGCCTAAGAAAACTGTTGTTCGTAAAGTTACACCTTATTTCTTAGATAAAGAAGCAGATCGCATTCTTGACCAATCTTACTCTGTTCCAGAAGAAGATAGAAAAGCTATGCAGGATTTGGCGCAAATGATGAAACGCGCAGCGTCACAGGCGTTACAAAATATGGATGCTATTCCAAGTGATTTTATCAAGATGCCTAATGTTGCTAAGTATGGATCGCTTAGAGGACTTGTTGTCCATAAACTTATTTATGATGATTTAGTAGGTACTATCAATACTTATGGTGCAACGGGTGAGCAAACAGCGCTTGAAAACTTCTTTGGTAATAATGGACTTCTCGCTAGAATTACAAGCGCCTTTAAGTTTTCTCATGTTGCGGTAAATATTCCAACACAGGTAACTAACTTATTATCAAACGGTATTCTTCTTCATACCAGTGGTGTTAGATTTGATAAAGTACCTGTGCGAGTTATTCAAGCATTTAAAGAAGTATTGAACAATGGTGAAAATTACCAAAAAATGGTGGATATGGGCGGTAGAAAAGCCACATTTAGTAATCAAGAACTGAAAGGTATTACTGACTGGCTACTTGAGAATGAAGCTGAATTTAGCGATAAAGATATGGATTGGTTTTCAATGACGCATTTGTTTAGAGAACTTTCATACTTAACAGGTAAAACAGTAAGAAGTGCAAATAACTTGCATCAAAATATTGAAATGATTTTTAAGGTAGCAAAATTCATTGATATGAAAGCCAAAGGCGCTACGGATGGAACAGCAGCGGTTATGGCTCATCGTGCATTATTTGATTATAGCTTTATTCCTAGATGGGCAAAATGGTTGAGAACTGTTCCAATGGGTATTCCATTTATTACTTGGACAATAAAATCATTTGAATCAACACTTAGAACACTTGCTAATAGACCGACTGCATTGTTACCTTACTATATGCTAGGTTACGCATTATCTCTTGCGGCAGCGGCTGATTTTGGTGATGACGGTGAGGATAAATTAAAAGCTATTCTCAAATTATTACCAGAGCGTATGCAACGTGGAGGAAGTGTCTGGATTCTACCAATAAAAGATGACGCAGGTAGAACTCAATTAATTGATATGAAAAATTTATTCCCTTGGGGTAAAACAGCGGAAGGGGTTGAAGCCTTATCAAAATTAGTAGGTAATCAAGATGTTGCAGAATTGCGTACTTTAGCAGATGCAATAGGTGTATTTAGTAGTCCAATAACACAAGCAGTTGTGGCTATTGATACAAACAGAGATGCTTTTACTGGTAAGCAAATTATTGATGAAAATGATACATCAGCGCAGAAATTGCAAACAATTCTTGAATATACTTACGGTATGATGATGCCACCAATGCTTGGTTCAAAAGGTGATATTGCAACTATTATTAAATCACAATCTCCATCAAGTTATGAAGGGATTATGAATAAAGATGGTTCACCTAAGAAAACAGAGGAACAAGCCTTTATTCATTTGTTTACCGGTTTATCTCTTAAAAGTGTGGATGTTGAGTTTGAAAGACATAAAAAAATTGAAGCATTTAATAATATGATTACAGGTATTAAGGCTCAACGAACTAGGGAATTACGCGCTAATCCTAATTTGGGTGAAGAAGAACGTAGAATTGTTAGAGAGAAGTACGATGCTCGAATTGAAAGAGTAAAAGAAAAGAAGCAAAAGTTTAAAGATGAAACTGATGTATTAAAGTAAATACGTTTTATAATACCCATGGCGCTACATACCGTAGCGCCCTTTAACTAGGAATGAAAATGGAAGAATTAGCAGTTACAATTACACGCGATGCACAAGGTCAATACACTGTTGAAACTGAAAACCAACAAGAGCAAATGGCTGAAGGTGGTGAAGGCGCAATGGAAGGTATGGCAGAAGGCATGGGCGCAGGTGTTCAAAAAGCGCGTGACCTTAACGATGCTTTGAAAATTGCCAAAGGTCTTTTAGAAGGTGGGGGATCAGCAAGCGCTGAGTCATTATTTACCAAAGGCTTTGGCGGTGAAGAAGGCGGTATGGGTATGGGCGGTGCGCCAGCACAAGCCGCGCCTATGGGTAAACCAACTAGACCTGCGATGATGTAATATGGATTTTGAAGCTCTAAGCAAGCTCACTTCCAAGCAACGTGCTTTCTTGACCCATTACTTAGGTAATGGGCAGGACGGTACTAAAGCGGCTATTGCAGCGGGATATTCAGATAAGGCGGCAAGTAAACAAGCCTATACCCTTCTCAATAATCCTAATGTGCAAGCAGCGTGGAAAGAAATGGGAGAAGTAACTTCCAGTCATCATGCGATTGTGACCGAGATTCGAGAACAGTACGCGGCTAATATTGCATCTATTTTTGAGATACAGGAATTTTGGACTAAACTCGTCCGCAGTAACAAAGATGAAAATGGTGATTATATTAAGTTAGATGCGCGTATTCGAGCCAGTGAATTACTTGCTAAGAATATGGGTATGTTCGTTGATAAGATTGAACACAGCGGTAAGGATGGTGCAGATTTACCATGTATTACTTTAAACTTCATTAAATCCGATACGACAATAAACAATGGCTGAAAACCTAGATGTACATTTCCCAGAGAAACTCCAATTCTTGTTTGCTCCGAAACGTTATAAAGTAGCACACGGAGGAAGGGGCAGCGGGAAAAGTTATAACTTTGCACAAGCACTGATTCTTTTAGCGGCTCAAAAACCCATGCGCGTATTATGCACACGGGAGATTCAAAAAAGTATCAAGCAATCAGTGCATTTGCTTTTATCCGATCAAATTCAAAGACTTGGACTTGGGGCATTCTTTACTGTCCTTGAAACAGAGATTCGTGGAATGAATGGATCGCTGTTTATGTTTGCCGGTTTAGCGCAACATACAGTTGAATCTATCAAGTCTATTGAAGGCTGTGATATTGTATGGGTAGAGGAAGCGCAAACGGTAAGTAAGAAAAGTTGGGATATTCTTATTCCTACTATTCGTAAAGATGATTCTGAGATTTGGGTGAGTTTCAATCCAGACTTAGATACGGATGATACTTACACACGTTTTGTACTTAATCCTGCGCCAAGTGCAACTGTTGTTGAAATGAACTTTAGTGATAATCCTTATTTTCCTAAAGAGCTTGAAGCAGAGCGTCTACATTGCATGACAACCAATCCAGAGGACTATGATAACATTTGGCTTGGTAAATGCCGCAGTGCTGTAACAGGTGCTATTTATGCGAATGAAGTTAACGCTGCAACGATGCACGGCAGAATTTGTAATGTTCCTTATGATCCATTACTTAAAGTTCATGCTATTTGGGATTTGGGTTGGAACGACTCGATGTCAATTCTCTTAGTACAAAAAGTCCGAAGTGAGATTCGGATCATTGAAAGTATTGAGGATGACCACAAGACCTTAGATTATTATGCTGGACTATTGAATAGTAAGAAGTATAATTGGGGGTATGATTACCTGCCACATGACGGGCGCACTAAAGATTTTAAAACCGGTAAAAGTACAGAAGAACTTTTAAAGGCATTTGGACGTAAAGTAAAGATAACGCCTAATATGCCAATTGAATCGGGAATTAAGGCGGCTCGTTTAATGTTCTCGCAATGTTATTTTGATAAGGTACACGCAATTCGATTGCTCGAATGTTTAAAGCGCTATCGTCGAAGTATCAACCCAAGAACAAATGAAGCAGGCGCACCGCTCCATGACACTTATAGTCATAGTGCAGATGCCTTTAGATATTTAGCAGTCAATGCTGAGAGTTTAAGCAATGAAGATAGACGCGCTCCTGTTGCTGCGCCAAGATGGCAACCGTATGATAGCGGTGTCGGATATTAATTTAATTGGAGATAGTCATGTCATTTTTTGATAATATGGTTCACAAGGTTTCAGATGGCGCAAAGAAAGCCGTTGATGAAGCGGCTGGCGCAGTTACTGATGTGTCACATGGTGATATTGCAGGCGCAGCGCAACACGTTGAAAATATTCGTGAAATTCCTCAAGATACTGTCATTGATATTGCGAAAGCAACTATTAACGAAATTATCTAAAATGCTTTATAATTAACGTCGAGATGATGTTACGCCATGTCGTGATGACAGAGCAAACTCCTTTAACTGGAACTAAGAGATGATAGACGATTCTAAAATTGACAGACTAGACCGATTCGGAAAAGCACTTTTGTCCAAAAGACAGAAGGCTATCCAAGCTCGTAAGAAATCGGGCATAGAAGAAATTTGGGATCAAGACAGTGAATATTATGAGGGTATTGATGATGCCAACCGTGGTGAAGTCAGTACCTCCATTACCAAAAATCTTGTAGATCGTGGCGGCTATTCGCGTGTAAATAGAAAGCGAATTGGCTCAAACGTGTTTATGAATATCACTAAGCAATACACAGATATTGCTGCCATGTCACTTGCTGATATGCTCCTTCCAGTTGATGATGCAAACTTTGAAGTTCGCCCAACGCCTAAACCTGCCACAATGGAATTACTGCAAGTAAAACCCGTTGATGTCGGTATCGTGATGTATAAGAATCAACAAATGCCTGTTGAGCAATTTGAAGAAACGATTAAACAAGACGCAAAGAAAAAAGCAGAAGAAGCTCAAAAACAAATTGAAGATTGGCTTGTTGAAGCGCATTGGAATCGTGAAGTGCGTAAGGTACTTCGAGATTCAGCTATTCTGGGTACAGGTGTTGTTAAAGGCTGTTATCCAATTATTGATGAGCAAAACTCTGTACATAAAATGTTTCAAAAGCAAATGCCGACACCTCAAGGTGAAATGCAAGCAGAGGGTGTTGCGGATGTTAAAGTTATTGAAATTCGTCCAGCATCAAAACGTATTGACGTAAGAAACTTTTATCCCGATCCTGCGTGTGGAGATGACATTCACAGCGGCAGTTTTGTTTGGGAACGTGATTATATTACGAAAAAAGAATTGCGTAATTTACGCAAAGCAAAAGGTTACATTTCTTCTCAAATTGAGTTAGTCCTTAAAGAAGGTGCTGACGACGATTTAGAAAAGAAACGTGATAAGACTAACTTTGGCGACAGATTTGAAGTGTGGTACTACTATGGCGAAGCTACTAAAGAAGACCTTGAAGCTGCTGATTGTACTTGTGGTGATAGCGATACTTATGATGTTGTGGTTGTCATTGTCAATAATCGCGTTATCAAAGCTACCATGAACCCACTGGAAAGCGGTGAGTTCCCTTATGATGTAATGGTGTGGCAACCCATGAATGATACTTGGACAGGTATCGGTGTTGCACGTCAAGTAAGAGAACCTCAACGTATTATTAACGCGGCTACTCGTAATTTACTCGATAACGCAGGTAAAGGCGGTAGACCTACCACAATTATTGCCGATGGAGTTGAATCGGCTGATGGTGGATTAGTTGAAGTGGGTAGCGGTGCATTACTTAGATTGTCACCCGATTCCCCAATACAAGATGCGCGTGGCGCAATAAGCTCAATCATTATTCCCATCATCACACAGGATTTGATGGCAATCATTCAGTACGCGCTGAAAATGGCTGAGGACATTACCGGCTTACCGATGATGCTACAAGGTCAGCAAGGCAATGCTCCAGATACTGTTGGCGGTATGACCATGCTTCAGAATAACGCTGGAACTATTCGCAGAAACATTGCTCGTAACTTTGATGATCGCGTCACTGTTCCACACATTACACGTTATTATGAATGGATTATGCTTTACGGTGATGAGCAATTGAAAGGTGATTTTAATATTGAAGCTCGTGGATCAACAGTTCTGTTTGAGCGTGATGCGCAACATCAAGCCATTATGCAATTAGGCGCTCTCGTAATGAACCCAGCTTTCCAAATCAATCCTGCTAAATGGATTGATGAAGCATTTAAAGCGCAACGCCTTGATAGTAAACGCTTTAAATTTAGCGAAGAAGAAATTAAACAGATGCAAGCGCAAGCACAACAAAATCCACCGCAAGACCCTAAAGTCGCAGGTCAGATTGAAGTGGCTAAAGTTCGCGCTGCTGGTGAGATGGATAAAGCGAAATTCTTGCAATCTACTGATATGGCGGAGATGCAAGTTAAAGAAACGCTCGCTATGCAAGAACTCAAATTTAAAGCGCAACAGGCAGAGGTTGATCGTCAACATGAGATTCAAATGAAGCAGATGGAACGCGACATGAAGATTATGGAACTATCGCAATCGACTCAAATCAGTGTCGCTGAAATCAAATCTCAATTGGCGCAAACAGCTCAAAAATTAAACGTACAAACGCAATTATCTAAACAGGTGTTAACTCCTCCCACTGAACCGGCAGGTAGAGCGCCAAATGGACAGGCTTATCAGAAATGATAGAAAAACCTAAAGTAGATACAAATTCTCCCACATGGATTGCAATTAGAGAATATCATATTGCAAGACTGGATGAATTGCGTAGAAAGAATGACAATCCTCAATCACAGGATGTAACAGATAGACTTAGAGGGCAGATACTTGAAATTAAGAATCTCCTGTCTATAGAAAAACCCGTAGGCGAGTAATATCCCCTGCAATTTGTAACTCGCACAGCAAATGCCCTGCGACTAAAATGCGAAAGCATAGGAAGTAAAAATGGAAGAATCACAAGTACAAGAAGAAAGCATTGAATTAGAAATTGATGATGCGTTTGCTGATGGCTTTGAGGAGTTTGGCGAAGATTCGTCCAACGAAATTAAAGAAGAAGCGATTCAAGAAATCATTGAACAAAATCCATCGTTTTCTGAAGAACAGATTCGTGAATTGTTTGAACAAAACAACCAAAGATTATTTGGCAAAATTGGCGAGATTAACCGAGAAGTTAAGCGTCTTGAAGCACTGGCTCAATCGTCCGCGCAACCAAGAGAAGCTCAACCTATTCAAGTTACTGCTGAGATGTTTTCCAATATGCGAGAAGAATTTGGCGAAGATTTCGCAAATGCTTTAGCTAGGGATTTATCGCAGATACCTTTGCAACAACAAAGTGGTGGCATCGATCAAAATCAGATTGATTACATTTTGCAGCAAAAGGTCGCTCAAATAGAAAATAATTTTGAAATGAAGATGGTGACGAGAGAGCATCCCGATTGGGAATCAATTGCACAATCACAAGATTTCACCGGTTGGAAGAACCAATTACCTGCGGATATTCAAGATAGACTTGATACTACATGGGATTCTGGTTTTATTTCCGCTGCAATTAGCGCTTATAAACGTGACAAGGCTTTGTATCAAGAACAAAAAAGTAAGAAAAATCAACGACTTGAATCGGCAGTTATGCCAAAAAGCACAGGTGGGTTTGATGAAAATTACGAAGATGATTTTGAAGCAGGGTTTAATACAGACTAACTTACTTTTATTTAATAACGTCGAGATGACGTAAGGATGCTTTAAAATGGCTATTCAAGGTTATAACACTTCTCCCGCCAGAATTAACAAATTCAAAGGCGAGATTTTAAAACACGCTGTTGCGCTAGAAGTATTAGCAAAACAAGGTCGTCAAATTTCTTTGCCTAAAAACCAAAGTGAAACTTATGTAGCACGTCGTTATGTTCCTTATAACGCGACTGCTGGTAATCCAAATGTCTTCTTCCAAAATGTATCCGGTGATCGTGGTACAGCGATGGCTAACGCACACTTAACGCAAGAAGGTGTTACACCACAAGCGGATACTATCGTAGCGCAAGACATTACTGCGGTAATCAATCAATACTCATGCTTATACAGCTTTACTGATAAAGTGGCTGATTTGTACGAAGATGATATTCCTAAAGCAATGGTGGAACAAGTTGGTGAGCGTGTTGCGCTTGTTAACGAAATGATTCTATTCGGTGCTTTAAAAGCGTGTACTAACGTATTCTACTCTGGTACAGGTACTTCTATTGCAACAGTTAACGACTATTTGAAATTAGCAAATATCCGTAAAATCACTAAAGCAATGCAAGCTAACCATGCTCGCCCTGTAACTAACACATTAAAAGCATCACCAAATATCGCTACTCAACCTGTTGAAAGCGGCTATGTGATTGTTTGCCACACTGACTTAGAACCCGATTTGCGTGACATTGCTGGCTTTATTCCAACATCACAATACGCAAGTGGTACTCCAATGCCAAATGAAATTGGTCGCGTTGAGCGTTTCCGTTTCATTACTTCACCAGATTTACCTGCTCAATTGAGCGCTGGTGCGGCTATCGGTTCAACTGGTTGCCAATCAACTTTAGGCACAAGCATTGACGTATATCCTTATTTCGTATTTGCTCAAGATGCGTTCTCGCAAATTGCATTACGCGGTAAAGAATCAATGTCACCTACTTTCATCCCAGCGGGTGAAAAAACTAAATCTGATCCACACGGTCAACGTGGTTATGCCGGTTCAATCTGGTGGAAAGGTGTGATGATTGAAAACAACCAATGGATGGCTTTAGGCTATACTGGCGTTAAATCACTTTAATTAATATCTGCGCCAAGCTAACTCTTGGCGCACTCCTCAGAGGATTTTGAAATGGCTGAAAATACAACTTATGTAGTGACCAGTAAAACAAACGATGAAGATTTCCAATTGGATACTTTCATTCGTTTATCATTTGACGCAACAACTATTGTTGCAGCGGATTATGTTGAATTAGATATTGGCTGTAAGCCACGTTACGTTTGTGTAGAAAACTTTACTGACCTTTCTAAATTTGAATGGTATGAAGGTGTAACCGCTACTGTATCTGCGGGTTCATTTGTTGCAAGTACAGTTTATACAATTGCGACTATTGGCTCAACTGATTATGTTGCAATTGGCGCACCGTCTAATACTGTTGGTGTAACATTTACGGCAACAGGTGTGGGCGCAGGTAGCGGCACAGCGGTAACTAATGATAACGTATGTATCAAAACCGTTGCTGCGGGTACTCGTACCTTAGTCACTGCTAACTCAATTTTAGTTCGTGATCGCACAGTTCAATTATCACAAAATGCAACCACTGCGATGATTTTGGCAAGTAAAAACTTGTCGGTTCGCGTATCGAGTTAAGTGTTATTGGCAGTGTGTCTTTTAGGCACACTGCTATTTTTTAGTTTATTGGAGTTTAATCATGGCAATTCAAAAAGAATTACATACAGAAGAAGTACGCGGCAGAGCAAAACCTACCATTAATTTAGAAGATAGTCTTGTTGATATTCGTGACAACGAAGAAATCATTGTTGAAACAAGTGGTATCGATTTAGATTATCTTGATGAACTTCAGTTTATGGAGGAAAAAGTCACTATTCGTATTGAGCCTTCGGCAGATAGATACGCTCCTCGTTTTGTTGACGTAGCTGTTAATGGTCGCATCGAATGGCTTGAAGTGGGAAAACCTATTGCCGTTGCTCGTAAATATATCGAAGTTTTAGCAAGAGCAAAATCAGATACTTTCATTACTATTGCGCCTAATACTAATGATGAAAATCCTGTGAATTTGATTTCTCGCAACACATCACAAAAATATCCATTCAGTGTGATTAAAGACCCTAATCCCCGTGGATACCAATGGTTGACGACTGTATTGTCACAATAATTTATTAACCGTACTGGAATTAAACCATGACATTTCTTGAACTCGCTAATCGCCTTTTATCTGAAGCAGATATTTCTGGTGCAGGATTAATCACAACGGCAAATCAACAGGGTGAGTACAAACAAGCTGTTGATTACATCAATACTGCATACGCAGATATTCAACTACAACACGCCAATTGGGATTTCCTACGGGGAGATATGTCATTTAATACCATTAACGGTGTAAATAATTATTCTGAAACCGCTATCAGTTTAGCTGATTTAAGCGAATGGTCGCCCGAAACTATGCGCATCTATTTAACAGCGAATGGTATTGTCAGTGAACAATATCTCATTCCTGTTGAATGGGATGAGTTTAGAGATTTATTCATGTTTGGGAATGCGCGTATTCAAACCGGATTCCCAACACACTTTACTATAAAACCTGCGGATAATTCCCTTACGTTTTATCCTATACCAGACAATGTTTACACGGTAGAAGGTGAGTATTATAAAAACCCTTTCACCTTAGTAAACGATACCGATACACCAATTTTCCAATCGCGCTTTCACATGATTGTGGTTTGGCGAGCATTGATGTATTTTGCAACACAACTCAATGCCCAAGAGCTTTACGCCATCGGTAACATTGAATATCGTAAATTACTCTTTAAACTTGAACAGTTTAATTGCCCTGTACCCACTGCTTCGGAAGAACTCGCATGAGAATGAACGCGCTACCTAATGTTAAAACCATGACGCAATACTCGCGTTTTGCCGGTGGTCTTGATTTGGTATCGCCACCTCTCACTATTGATGCGGGTAAATGTATTTCAATTAATAACTATGAGTGCAATGCACTGGGTGGTTATCGTCGCATTGATGGGTATGAGCGTTTTGACGGCAGACCTTCTCCTAGCGCTCAGAGTTACTACTACTGCCCTTGCACGTTCTCAGCGGCAGTCACAGTAGGTCAAACAATTACAGGCGCTACAAGCGCGGCTACAGGCAAAGTATTACAGGTTGAATCCACTTATCTCATTATCGATAGAGTGACGGGAACATTTGTTCTTGAGAACTTTACGGTAGGCGGAACGGTAAAAGGCGCTTTAACTATCCTGCCTTCCAAAGACGGACATCCTACAGGTATTGGTCATGCCACTGCTCTTGGATTAGTAGCTGATGATTATCGTGCTGATATCACTGCGGTAACTGGTAGTGGGGTGCTTCGCGG